AGACGCCAAGCACGATCACGCGAATATAGACAAACAGCTCGCTCTTTAATTAATACAATCCACAGAGGCAGCGCAGACGTAGCGCGACAAATAAACACATATTCCACTCGCTACTACCGCGGCATGCATAAATAAATCATTCAATTTTAAAATGTTTAACTAAAGCTGCAAGCATATTCAACGCATGCATAAGCGCATCCATCACGTCTTCCAACGTAGCTTTCGGTTCCGCCTCATCAACCAAAGCATCGACATGCTGAGAAGCTTCATCCATGCTCGTGTTCAAACGGAGCAATGCTTCCGCATCCTCCTTAATATAATCCTCACGTATCATGTGTTCCAAAAATGATTCTTTAATTCTAAATTCATCCATTTTAATGCAAAACAATGTGACAACACAAACACAGGAACATTAAACACACAGGAATATCAATTGAATTCAACCTCCTGAATAACAAAATCCAACAACCCAAGGTTCATAACGGTACCCGTAAATGTAACGGTTGTGGTATTCAAACCTGAAGTGGCGTTAGTGCAAAACGACGCGAGTGACGAAGTACCGGAAACGGTACTCGCCATGTTATTGGTTATAGTGGCACCCACACCTGCAACACTATAACCAGTGGGCGCAGAACCGCCATGACAGCGAATAACAACCAAATAATTCTTGTTAACACGCATGTTGTTCAAAACGATGGTTTGCGTGGTGCTCGTTTGCGAAATCTGCGGCTTAAGAGAAGGCTGTCCTCCAACGCAGGGCAACTGAGCGGTAGGAGGACCAATAAAACGAGCACCAAACCTTGGCTGTGCAATGATGATCGCATTCGACAACGTTGTCGATGAGGCTGCCAACAAAGGATTCGTCAACGATAACGAAAACAGTTGCGTGCCCGCAAATGTGGGAAAACATTTAATGCTCTGAGTCGCAGGGAAGGCAATCGCAGTAACGGAATAAAAAACAGCAACTTGAAACCACTGGACTTCGCCACTGCTTTGCTGACTCGTATTCACCGTAACAATGCCGCTCACCGAATGATTCGCGGCACTCTCTGCAATATTGGTACACTGATCGATGCCGCTGAACGACCTCACAGTAACGCCAGCCGATGTACCTAAGACCGCATTCACATTCAAATCCGGGAAAACGTCGGTAGCTCCGCCAGTACGCGTGAACGCAAGCCCATGACGCGTTTGAATCGTAAACTCGTAATCGCCTTGCTGCAACCAAGGAGGAAAAACGTACGTAATGCGCGCGGTAGATGGATTTGATTGATTGGGAAAAGTAGCCAAATCGTTGGTAACAGATGTATTCCAACCATAATAACCATCAACAAAGTCATCGCCATCAACGCCGATTCCAACGTTCGTGACAATCGAGCCCGCTTGCACCTGCTTCGAAGTCAAAACAGATGTAGCCTTGTAGTCAACATCCTCCAAATTATTGTAGTATGTTTGAACAACAGAATCCGTCAATTTGACTCCGCTAATTGGCAATGGTACACCGGAACCGGTGCCCAACTTAGGCTTACGCAAAGTAACCTTATACGACACCCAAAGCTCGCCAATTTGACCAGCGGCGGCGGCAGTTTGATTGGTAGCAATCTGAAAAAGACCATGAAAGTAAGTCTTAACATCCTCACCAGCAGGAACACTGCCATTCGGAGCAACAAACAAATGATTGCTCAAAGCGATCTTCGACTTATCGCACTCAATGCCAAAAACAAGATCCTCGGAAATCTTGACGCGCGCAGCACCATCGTACTCCATCATTTGCTGCTTCGTCGTAAACGGCGCAGCAGCAGCATTGTAATTGCAAGCCATAATAACCGTGCCCAAATTGCTCGAAGCTCCGGAAACAACGGTGGTATCCGAAGACACAGTCTTATACGTAAAAACAAGGCCCGAAAACTCGTACTCATCGTAATTTTGAGCAATTTGGCTCAACCAAGGGAATAAAGCAGGGTCTCCAGGATTAATGGGGTACGCATTATTGTCAAAAGGCGTAGTACCCAAAACATCCTGAATATACTCCTCATGGCATATATGCAATGCCCCTGTCTCGTCCGCAGACGAAGCAAAGGATGCAACGCCCATAGAAGAGGGATCATGGTTAACAAGACTATTCGTGTTGTACGCACCAGATCCCATTATCTGCTTACGCACAAAAGCGCCGGCGTGACCGCCTAGCTCCGCTGCACCTGCCATACCAGTAGCGGCGCCCATAGCACGTCCAACTTGGGGCAAATAGCGTGCACCAAATCTCAAAGCAGCACGACCATAATTATAGGCTCCATGACCATGCATATGCATACGCTGACGCGTAGCACGCTGCGCCGGAGTCGCAGTGGCCCATGTAGCGCCAACAGCGTCAAGCTCGCTGTTTGGAGGAATGTACACACGTCCCCATCCTGGGTACTTACGCCGATAATACATAGAAGCAGCAATCGCTCTACCAACACCACCAGCGCCCGCTCGCGCACGTTGAGGTGCAGGTCCACCTTGGGCAGCTGCAAAGCCGCGCCCACGCTTCCGCCCAAACATCACGACGAAACGTTTTTAAATTAATGAATTATGAGGGAAAAACAAAAAAAACACCCAGGAACATCTAAGCCTCAAAGCCTTCTACAAAGGCACCTCCAACGGCTCCTCGCCCATCGCCAGCTGCGCCGGCGACAATGGGCAAGACTCCTGCCTCTCCATCCTCGGCCTCTTGCTCTCGGGGAAAGCGCTCGACTCGTCCTCCGTCCTCGTTGATGCGTCGCAAAAGCTGTCCGACATCATCGCCATTGTTGGTCCAGAGCCCTTCGGGCTTGCGAGGGCAGGTAATGATAAGGAGCCGGGAGCGGAACTGGACCGTTCCGCCTTTGCATTCAACCTGCATGGGATATCGGTCGCAAAGCCGGAGCAGGTAAGAGAATCCAAAATCTTTGTTCCAGGGTCGGTAGTCGTCAATAATCGTCGTCTCTTGTCCTTGGTAACCGTCCCACCACTTGTTGTCCCCCATTTTCGTGTAAACCGAGTCTCCAGACTCCTGATACGCCGCACGACTTTTGCCCGAACCAGTGGGTCCGTAATACCACCTAACAACTGTTTTAAAGTCGCGGGGCTGCATCGCCATTCCAATGAGGCGACCAACTCCATTGCTGTATCGGATGGCAACGCCTGGATCCAGGCGGGCGATATCCATAAAGGAACCGCCGTCTTCGACGACTCGGAGAATCTCGGCATAATCGGATCGAAAGCCTTGGCCGCGTCCGGCTCCGTCGCGAGGCAACTCGCCGAACTCCTCAAAGCCGAATCCTGCATCGGCGTCGCGAGTATCGGCTTTGGAGCAATAAGCTCGAGCTTGTTCGAACGTTCCGCGCATGGCTTCAACATGAGGGTGGAAGGGACTAAAAGCCCTGACGACTCCTGCCAACATCCGAGGGTGTCGGAAGGCGAGAACACCCTGCAAGTGAGGGGTTCCGCTAGCGCCGCGCTCCGGCTGAAAAGCGCAATAGACGGCTTCTCCATTTTCCACCAAACCACGAATAAGCACAAGTGCTTCTTGCGTATAATTGTTGAGGGTCCAACAATAATGTCTCACCCGTGCACGGGGGTTAGCCATAGGGTTTGAAACAAAATTTGGCAGACCTCAACCCGTTGACGTCTTCTAAACTTGTGTAAAAAATGTCCGTCAAAAAGACAGGAACATCCGAAATAAGAACCCCGCAAGCGAATGTTCCTGACTTCCACCCAGGAACATTACACAAAAAGGGTACCAAGAACAAGGAACATTCCTTGTATGTGCACAAATAAGTGCACAAAGTAACTGGGTAATACTACCCCAAAAGGGTACCACCCTAAAGGGTACCACCCTAAAGGGGTTCCAGTTACTTTGGCACTTAAAATGCAAGCCGCAAACCAAATATTCATGCAACCACCCCCGACTGCCGTTTTCGGGGGTGGATTCAACCAAGATCGATTCAACCAACAAGTGTTTGTTGAATTTTGGCTCACACACCCAGGAGTGTATGAACCAAGAACATACGAAGGACCGCATGCAGCACACGGCCTCGTAGGAGTAGAATCATATCAGACAATACTGATAAGAATGATGAAAGCCGAACGCCTAAATATGATTACAGTACCAACAACTATGAACGCGTTCGGCGAAATACTCCCAACAATGCACATGCGCACAACGAGAGTTTTGCGGAAAGCTCGCGCAGAATTCCTGCGACAAAGACAAATGTATAATACCGCTGGCGTTATTAGACAACAAAACTTAATGCGCAGATCGTTGGCGCGAAGACGCCAAGCACGATCACGCGAATATAGACAAACAGCTCGCTCTTTAATTAATACAATCCACAGAGGCAGCGCAGACGTAGCGCGACAAATAAACACATATT